AAGTGTTCCCGATGTATTGACCGGCTCGTAATCATTGACCCGTCAATCATGGATTTGTAGGGTTGAATGTCTGGCATCACCATTGGGCCAAGGCTCTCGTAATGCTCTTTTGAGCCTTTCTCAACCAGTTCGCCATTAACGTATATGTAGGTTTTTTTCATAACAGAGCTATAACGTCCTCATCATCCATTTCTATGTGTTCGTTGTAAATCCGGTTTACCCGATCTAAATCAGCCAACATTGCATCGTAATTAATTACCGCCGGCGCTTGGGCTGTAGCCTCAATGACAAACGGTTCTGCAATTTCCTCTGCAATCCTTGGTTTACCCTCTACTATTTGTTCAAATAATGCAATAACTTCATCCCGCCTTGCTTTTGCCTTTGCTGCTTCTGCCTTGCGGTGTTCTTCTTCCTTTCTCTTGCGGTCAACGCCATCGTGGGTGTCAACGTCAATTAGGACGGGTACATAGTCCCATGTCGCATCGTCCCACGTTCCGGTGTCCCAATACCCGTTCATGCAAGCTCAACCCCAGCGGCTCTCCCGTCTGCGCCACGGATAATCTTCTTAGGCGCTGCAATAACAGTCATCACACCGTTGATTTTATCCATTGCGGTGTTGTGCATATTGCTCATGTTGTCGTGCATCTGAACCATACGGTTCATCGCTTGCGTCACATTGTCACCCAGTTCTGCGGCAATCTTAGTGCTTGCAGCCTCTTGCGCCTCAAGTAACGGCAAGTCTAAGCCTGGGTTTGCCCCAATCCTAGCCACCATGATCTTGGTTGCCGACTCTAGCTCTGATTTCCACTTTTCCAACTGTTCGGCAGCTTGCAACTCAGCCTGTTTCATCATTTGCATATGTTCGTATTTTTGCAACTCTAATGCTGCGTCCGCTTGCATCTTCATTTGTGCAATTTGCATCTCAGCTTGCGCTTTGGCTTGAGCAATTTGCCCATCTGCTTGCACACGCATTTGTTCAGCCTGCGCCGTAGCCTGCATTTTCATCTGCTCAGTCTGTGCTTGAGCTTGCATTTTCATTTGCTCAAATTGCTGCTCTGCCTGCATTTTCAGAACTTCAGGGTTTGGCGGTGGTGTCTGCTGCGCCATTTGCTGCTGTTTCATCTGCAACTGTTGCATAGCTTGGTCAATCGTACCCTCAATCGGTGCGGCCTTCTTATATGCAGCAACGCCGAACTTAACCAATTCGATCAGCATAGGCACTAACTCTGGCGCTTGTTGACCCATTGGCAACGCTTGCGTCAAGAACCCACCCATCGCTTGTAAAAACTCAACTCGCTCACGTTTGTTTTGGTTTTCATCAATCTGCACCAGGCTATCTGAATCTACTTGGATGCGGAACGAGCGTAGCGGTTTGTCTTGGATTAGTTGCAACGCTTGCGGGATTAGCGCCTGATCTGCCGGCTGCATACCTTGTGCGGCAGCGTACATAAGGATTGTTGTAGGCTGAAACTTAGTGCAAATGACTTGGGCTTTTAACTGGAATAGCTCACTCGCAAACAAGGCAACATCTTCTTGCATCGAGCGCAAGCGCAGTCCTGCATACTGACCCTTAATCTGTTGTGCCGTAGCGGTTTCAGAGGCTTGTCCCTGTCCCCGAATAATGTCACTAATACCTGTAATTTCATAGATTTGGTTTTTGATTTCATTCATCGCTCGATAACATTGCATGAGCGTTGCCGCCAACACATCAATTGGCAACAAGTCAATCGACCCTTTTAAACCGCCCTTTTCAGAAAACGCCATCCACTTATCGACTGGAATCAATGTGTTGTTATCGCCCTCAGTCAAAAGGCGCTGCAATGTGGGTTGTGATGCGTCATAGACCCCACGCACACGCAATGCCTTAACCAACCCGTCAATGCGGTCAGTCAAAATGTCTAAGTCTGTCGCTTGGTCTTGATACAGCACAAAGTCAGGCACAGGCACAAGCGTGTCGCTCGTCATCGTGGCGTACAAAGGTTTAGCGCAAGGAAAGAAGTTCTCAAGCTCAAGCGGATCATCACGCTCGTCAAGAATGTTTGGGCAACTCTTGCTGATCCAGTACACCTTGCCGCTTTCTTTGTCCCAAATTTCGCAAATCTTAGCCCGTGTGAAATCTTTGGATTGAGTTGAATATTGTTTATTGGTTTCCGGCCCTGCATCTAACGGGATAGATTTAGCCATTTCCTCGCCAAATCGTTCAATCAGGCTGTCTTGTGTCATGTACACCCAGCGCCAAACGCTAGTGACTTCTTCCCATGTCCGTGCAACGGAATGTCCAAAGTCCTTCCAATGAACATAATCGGTAGGCGCACACTCGTACTCAATTTCCTCTTGTGGCTCGATTTCTTCGCCCATAGCGCCATCAAGCGTCATAGCGGTTTTGACTTGTTGACCTGTGCTGTCAACCTCGTCCACATCTTCGGTCACTTGCAAACCATCTTCAGGAATATCTTGCGCCCGAACGTGCGGCTCGTAACGCACCCATGCCACGCCTCGACCACCCAAGAACCTGTCCTCAACTGCGTGTTTCATGGTCGATCTGAAATCGGTGTAATGCTCAATCTCAAAGTCCAAGGCACGTTCGATCAATTGACTCGCAACACGGGCAACTGGGTCATTATCACCAAAGCGTCGAGATACGTCAGCCTTTGGTAGCCTGGCATACACCGCAGGGATTAGCGTTTGTACGTTAGACCACAGAATATTAAATTTAGCGGTTTCGTTTGTGTTTTGGTTACGGTTGTCATCACGATAGCGTTTAACTATCTTTTGAGTACGAGCCTCCCACTTCTTAAACTCGTTGTCGTATTGGCTGATTACGTTTAGCCACTTTTGAACGCCAGTCAATGCTTCCATCTTAGTATCTCGCAAAAATTACGTCACGGTTTACCCGTCCGACAATCTCATAGCCCCAACCTTGGAGTAATCCGATTGTGTCCTCGTCGGTGTATCCATAACGACTGCCCAAGCCTTTCAACTCAAGAGTGATAACCGGATACGTCTTTTTAATGGTTCTTTCAGCCCCAAGCAATGCTAAATGCTCGTAGCCTTCAATGTCTAACTGAATGAAATCGCAGTTATCTACGCACAAAGAGTCAATTGTCAGCACCCGAACGTCATTACCGGCCTTCAACTGATGCGCCCCAATGTTCTCAGGGTATGGGTGATCGACTGACGCTGTGCCTTGTTTCTCGCCAAATGCAGCCCAATGGTGTTCAATGTTGGCGTGGCCTGCGACATTTAGTAGCAACGCCTGATAGTTAACCAGGTCAGGCTCGACTGTAATGACACGATCAAATTGCCCTGCCATCGTTGCGGGATAAACACCGATATTGCCACCGGCCTGAATGACTGTGCGGAACTGGTTCATGTGGGTATAGCTCACATTTAAGTCTGGTAGCTCGACCAAGAGTGCGTTAATGCAGCACTCGTCAATATCGGGAACTTGCCAGCCTTCAACCAATTTCATACGGTATCCTTGTTTGTTCCCACGGTCTAGGCTTGCCGTGGAATATCACCACCTTGGCATTGTCTAACCCTTTGGGCAACACATCAGCCTTAAAGCTCACAATCCCATCACATATGTCCTGCCAGTACGTCACTTTGTCCCGCATAAAGTGTTCAATGTAGCTTTGATCGCCACCCGCCGTATACATCTGTAATGCAGCAAACTTGTCGTACAAATCAACAGGTTTCGACCAATACATCATGCTTGACTGCATGGCTTTTTGGTTGTACTGACCCCTGTAAACGTCACGCATAATTACAAAATCGTGCTGCTTTGCCGCCTCAATCATTGCTGTGCAGTCATCAGTCAACACCGTGTCTAGGTCAAAGTACAGCGCACTTGGTAACCGAAACAACTCCATTTTTGCCCACCAACCAACCCAGTCATGCAACAAAGAGATGGTTTTGCACTCTAATTCCATGTCCGACAGACACACAAACTCATGCGGTGGCAGATACTTGGCGCACATCTTTTGCAAGGCATAAACGTGTTCAGGCTTGAAATCGCCACCTGACCGCAATACGCTTGCTACGATCATGCGCTAAAGATGCCAATTGCTAACACTTCCACGCCTGCGCCTGTCGTGATTCTCCACGATCCAAATTTAGAAATAGAGCCTATCTCAATGTTGTAAGTGTTAATACCTGTGCCGCACAACGCTGGCAAAACGGTATGTGAAACGCCTGCACCGTCAAACAAAACAACGTTGCCCGTTGCAGATGTTGCTACGGTACAAATTAAACGGGCTAGGTAATCACCAACTGCGCCTGTGCCGCCTAAGACTTGTGCGGTTTGTCCTGCTGCAACGTGTTCGTATTGATACTCGTAGGGATGTTGTACGCCACTCATAATCTTCTACTCCGGTTTGTTGTGTGGGTTGCCCACATATCATTCAAAGTTACTGTGTTCTCAGGCCCGACAATCAACGGTTTGACCATATCTGGCTGCTTAACCTTTGGCTCTAACCTCCAAGCAATCGCCAACATTCGGAACGCATCTGCTGGGTGGCTTGTCCAATCATGCCTGGGCGTTTGCCTAAACGCTTTCTTGTCCTCGTCGTATTCCCGCTGATATTGCCGTAAAGCCTCTAGCCCATCGTGCGTTCGTTCGCTGTCAAACCAACATTGCGGCAACATCTGTCTGACCGCCTGAATCCCGTCTTGCACCGACAAGTCAGGCACAATCGCCATGTTGTTAATCCCTAGATACTCACTCAACTGCTCAATGACTGACTTACCCGCTGCTGCTAATGTTTTAGCCCTTGCATCGTGCGGTAGGTAATGTTTTGCGTATTTATACGGCTTTTCTACGACTATTTTAGCTATTTCTGCAATGTTTGCACCACTTATTGCAAAATAATCAATAATGTGGATTTCGTTGCGTACCACCTGATACCACCAAATAGCCGTGTCATCACGATAGCCTAAGTCCCAAGCCGTGTATGTGGGTAGGTGCGGATCGTAATCAACACGCCTAACCTGACCGGCATCTGTGATCTTGCGTATATCTTCGCCATAGAAAGCGCCAAGGATTGCCGCCTCAAACGAACACTCGTACTCTTGTAGGAACTGGTCATCGCTAATCTGTGCGGCAGCTGCCCGTAGCTCTGTGTCAGGCAAGAGTCCAGACTCACTTGCCTTTAGGACAAGGTGAAACCACTCGTCAGGCGTTTTCTTAGCTGTTTCAAATATCTGCCAAAACTGGTTCTTACCCTTTGGCGTACCAGCGAACACAGCCCAACCCTGCTTGTCTGACAATGTAGGTCGGATAACGTTACCCCACACGCTAGGCCTAAAGTCACCATACTCATCCATGAACACACCATCAAAGCCCAAGCCACGCATGGCATCTGCGTTATCAGCCCCAAACAAGCGAATCTTGCCGCCAGTTATAAGCTCAATGGTCAGTTCGGCCTCGTTGGATGACGCAAGCACAGGCTGGGCAAAGTGTTTAAGGTAATCCCAAGCCACAGACTTAGCCTGGCTGCGGAATGGCGCAATGTAAGCGAATAGTGGGTTTGTGCTTTTGCACATGAGCGCAGCCCGAACAATGTCGTTGATGGCTGCGACTGTCTTTCCGGCTCGTCGGTGTGCAACTAGGCAAGCCCAACGCTCGGTGCGGTTATGAAACGGTTTGAACGCATCCCGTGGACTGTAGGGCAGCGTTACTTCCCGTCTTGCCACTTCACCACCAATTCAATCGGGCCATCGTTAGCGCCAGTGTGTTCGGTTCGTGCAAGTTTTGGAACATGGTATTCAGCGACAGCCATGAAACATTCAAACGCTGTTTTTGGGCCATATCGTTCATCAATTGCTATTTGATCTAGCCATAGCTGAAGTTTGTCTGAATTACCGTCTACAAAAGCCGCTATAGCCTCTCTAGCTTTAGTTGTGCTTTTGTTAGGAATACCAACAGGTCTGCCTGCGTTTTCCCTTCTGCCGCCTTTGATAGGCTTAGATTGTTTTTCAATTGCCATATCTTTTCTCAATGGTCTTAGATTTAAGATTGGTTGAGTTTAGCTTACTTATTGCGTTCGCTGATATTCTTAGCTTTTGCCCTTGCATCTTCTTTGCTTGATGCGCCCCATGCTTTTAAGGCTAACGCTAACCTAGTCGGTTTTCCGTCTTTTTCCATTGGTCCTGGCATATTACCCATGCGTGCGAGAAAACTGGCTCTGCGTGGGTTATCGCCTGACTTTACTGGTGGCTTGAGGTTCATGCCTTCTGCTTTGGCACTTGCTCGACCCTTGGCATTTAGACCGCCAGCAGCGTTTTGCCCCTCTTTGCGTTGCCAAGCCGCTGTCATTTCTTCTCGTCTTTAGCTGTCTTAGCTGATTCTTTAAAGTCTTTAGCCGTAGGTGCGCCTGGATCGCCTGGCTTTCTCATCTTTTCGCCGCTGCCTGCTTTGATGCGTTCTTGTTTTGCAAGAATATTGGCGTAGAGTCCAGGCTTATTCATTTGAACGCCTTTAGTTTGTAGAGGGTTGAGTCAATCAATCCTGCAATTTCATCAACAATGTTAGATAGTTCTGAATCTTGTGGCAACTCGGTTCGAATGTCTTTAACAAATGCTTTGACGCTCGTCATGTATTTTACGGGGTCAGTAGCTAAATGAAAATCCTTTGGATAGGATTTAATGATTTCATAAGACCCTTGATAAGCTTCGGCCCATTTGTCTGTCAAATCAACAATGCCATCGTAATACTCAGCCAGCGCAACGTGCTTTGCGTAGCTATCGGTCATTAGATGTTGAAAGTGTGCATTTGTCCCGCTGTGGAACAAGGTAGACACGAAAACGGCAGGATAGTCCATAGTGACCTCACAAGATAGCTATAACAATTGTACAACCGCCGCCTGATTTAATCGACCCCCTTGCAATCTCTATTTTGTCAAACTGTCCGTCATCGTCAAACACGCCTGCATCTTGCAAAGCGTCAAATAAGCCTTTTAGCCTATTGTCTAAATCAATGCTGCGCTTATCCCTTGGAAAGATAGTAATAATTGCCATAAGCCTGTTTGCGCCAAAACTAGGCACTTTGTTGACCGTAACGTACTCTTGCACCGCTTGTTTGTAATTTCTGCCGCCCTGACTAAGTATTGTCCTGCCTCTGAAGTTGCGCCAATACGTATTCATGGATGGTGGCAACGGCAGCTGGAGGGTAGCAATCATTTAACTACACCAGTTTCAAATAACAACCCAATAGTTTTCCTATGTGCGTTATCCCACATATCAATACGTTCTTGTTTGCTTAACTTATTACCTTGGTCTAATTCCATGTGACAACGAAAGCATAGCGCCGCTATACGGTAATCGGGCGCTTTAATTCCCTTGCCTTTACCATCACGCAATTGATTGGAATGTGCAGCAACCACCGTTCCGTCTTCAATTTGGCAATGTTGACAAGCAAATTGCCTTACTGATTCAAGCAGTTTTTTGTTGCGATACACGGCGCTTTTCCCATGCTAACTTGTGAGCAATTGACATTTTTTCTTTTGTTTGTTGTGACGTTTTTTTACCCAAATTTAATTTTAATAATTTTTTCTTTAATTCTTCTGACATTGGTTTGCCGTACATTGGGTGATTTTTGCCGCTTGCATAATTACCGTGACGCTTTCTGTCTTGATTGTTATTAAAATGTGTATCCCATCTTAAATTTTCTAACCGATTGTCATTGGCGATTCCATTGTTATGACAACATTCTGTACCATCAGGTGGTTCACCGACAAACGTTAGTAAAACTAAACGATGGACTAACAGGTGGTAATTTTTTTTATTTATCCCTATGTGTACACGCATATGCCCATCTCGATCAACGTGGGGATTTAATAATCGTTCTTTGTATTTTTGTACAACTACAGTTTTAGAAACTTCGTAATATTTTTTTATTTCACGAGCTTTTACCTTAATATTCCCTAAATTAGATATTTGATACAAATTATCAAAATTAGGAATATCTTTCCATATTTCCATGACCGCCCCCTATGATGTTGTGACAACCATAGGTATTATACTATGCTTACGTTGCGCTTTGGTCAACTTGAGCCTCTGTCCATTCTTGAAGATCAACCAAAACGATTTGCATATCTACTGCAATGTCAGCGGCTGCTTCATATTTGCCCTGCAATACAAGTTTTTGGTATTGATGAATCATTGCTTTAAGTTTAATTAGGCTTTCAGAATAATCTTTCATTTGGTCATTTTATCCATTTGACGGTTACTAGCTTGTTCGCTGCGCCAGGCATCAAAGCGTAATTGTGCGCTTGTCAGCCTCCATTTTAAAAGCTCTGCCTTTTCCGTGGCCTGACCTATTGCATCACAAAGGTTTTGATAATCTTGGTGGGCATAAGCCTCTCGCTCTTGGGCCGACACAGCGGTTTCGCCTGACTTCTTCATCAGAATTGCCTTTAGGCTTGATTTAAACGCCTCTAGCTGCGCTAATTCTCCTTTGGCCTTGGCGTAATGGGGTGCGTTGTCCCAAATGTACTCAATCGCTGGGTGTGGGCTGTATTCACTCACTTCGTTCCCCAATGTCGTAAAACCAATCATCGCCGGCTGACCATTTGCGTGACCCGTCTACTGTCCAAATGTGGCGTGATGCCTGAAAATCTGGGAAGTCCGTCTTAGCCGGTATTAGCGATTGGTCATACCAAAGGCATCGATTGTTAGGCTGCGCTGCAAACTGCCCATTATCTAGCCGGATAAAATTAAATGATTTGTGTTCTTCAGCAACTTCAGTAAATCCTGTGTCTACATCCATACCATCGGCACAAAAGTCTACTGTAAACAAGTATTTGCCAAAGTGCCATTCTTTGTCTTTGCCTAAGAATTTGACCCCAAGGTTACGCAAGCCGATCTTTTCGTGGACCGTAAACCTGTAGGCCATACAATCCCATAGCTGCAATATGTCGTAATCCAGATCCCCATGTTTAGTATTCCAAACATAAGCCTGGATAGGCAGTTTGTCGTAAAGTGCGCCGTAGCGTGGCAACAGGCTTTCAATTCTAAACACTTGCCCACGGATTGCCTTAATGCTTACCCAGATGCAAGGCTCAAGCTCACCGTGGCCTTTCTCAAAGTTGTACAAATACTCACGCCGAACAAAACACTTAATTGGCGGTAAATTGCCAATGATGTAACTCATATTAGTCCCATCTGTTTAGGCATTACTTTCCATTCCCGTTCGGCCCGACCACTTTTGCTTTGCACGTTGCGACCAGTTAATAAGATCTCATGATTGCGCTGTAGCTCACTTAGGCGCCTGGCAACCTGATTACCATCAAGCCCTGTAATCTGCGCTATACCGTCTTTTCCTTGTGGGCCATACTTGCATAAGGCTTGGATAATAATTGTGGCGTGTTGAGCCGCTAAAGCCTTTGCAGAGTCAGCAGCAGCCCAACTCGTTGCAGGATCTGTGTTGCGAGCGACTTGGTTCATGTGTTCTCCTTAATTTGATAATCTTTAAAAACAGTCCCTTTACTCGCGTCACCCCGCCAACACTCTTTAACCCATCCACGCTTGCCCGATGGGTAAGTGCGCCAGTGTCCTCTGGCTTGATGCCTGCGTGGGCTTGCGTGTGTGCCGCCTTGATGCTCTTGCGTGGGCTTTGGCGGCTCAATCACTACCGTGTGCCAGTCGTACAAAGGCTTTAGTCCACGCTTGGCTCGACTGACATTTGCCTTGTGTGGCGTTGGTACATACGCTTGCGTTTTCATGTCCAGTGATGCGTAAAACATTGTCACAATTGCACACATCATTGAACGGTCTTTCTCGTTGATTGGTTTGTCAACCTCACCGACTTTAATCTCACCGTTATGTTCGGCAAACAGAAAAGAACCAAGCACCTTGTACCCGTCAGGCTTCGTAATCCAACCTGTTACGATTGTTGCTTCAGGCTTTGCCATCACGGATACCATAAAATCACCTGTTGCAGTGCGACCGCATAACATCATGTTTTTGTACGGCGCAGGATGCAATAAATACTTGCGTTGGTCGTAGCCAATGTATTCTTTGATCGCACCTGTCACATCGAACCAATGCATTTCAGTCGGGTCCAGGTTAGCAACAGATACTAGCTTAACCATTTCCTTTACTAGCGGAGTCATGTGTTTTTCTCCTTCAGTTTGGATTCAATGGCAACATAAAAATGATGATATTTATCGCATTGAGGCACTTTGCAAGCATCCGGACTAAGCCAAGTTGTTAGCACCTCATCATCCGTCAGCCCGACCCACTGACGCTTAACCTGTGGGCTGCAAGTGTGAATGTGATCTTTGCCAAGCAATCCCTTACCGCAGTCTTTGCAAAAATTTGGCTCTTGCTCAGGCTTGGCTAACTCATCACGACAATCAATCAGCAGGTCACGCACTTTTTCATGCTCCATTAACTCAGGGTTAACCAAACCTCCGGCTGATAAATAATTTGTAATTCTTTGTATTAGTTCACAATTCATTTTGATTGTCCCAGTGCGTATAGTTTTGTTCCAATTGGTAATGTTTCCATCCAATCTGCGTCTGCAATGGTGTCCCATCCTCCTTCTTGTAATTCCCATACCGCAACAGCATCTTGGTCAGGCTTGGCTAACTCAATCGCTGCGTTTTGCATTTGGAATAAACATTTTTTAAGTGTTTCGTTTTCTTCATGCAAGCGGCGAATTTCAAGGGCAGCATCTGTTGCTATATCTTCAGCCAAGCGTAACGCTGCGGGGTTTTTGTCAGTCATTTCGTCACCTTTGCGCCCATGTTGCATTTGCTTCCAACTCTTTAGTGATGCGTTTGATTTCTCGTTGCAGATCATCAATGACTTTTTGATGATCCTCGTCGACGTTGCTGTAATCCTCTGCCCACATGGTCAGCACAAGGTAAGCACGTTCATATAAATCAAGTTGCTTAACTAATCGTTGGTCAGTCATGTCAAATCCCTTTGTTTAATTAGTTCGGCAGCACGTTTGCACAAACCAAAGTGGTGATAAGTATCTTCGTGGTTGTACACAAGCTCAAAACACGCCTGACGTTCTCTAGCAACAGCATCCCGCATGATTTTTAAATAATCTTCAGCGCAACCTTTGCGTTCTTCTGCCACGGCCTCGTCGCACATCTCGAGCAAAGCCATTTCAATCTCGTTTTGCCAATATTCAATGCTGCCAACAGCCAAATCAACGCCGTGATTTTCTAATAATTTACGAAATTTCTTGTTCATAACATAACCAATGATAAAAGTGGAAAGAAACCAAACACAAGCGCCAGCATCAACAGGCCAATTACCCAAGCAATAGGCGGTATGCGTTCATCAGCTGCCGAATAACGTGTCTGGTTACGCATTGTGCGAGTGGTACGACCTGTCCAGTTGGGATCGCCAAGGTCAGTCAAAAAGGGCCAGTTACGCTTATTCATCGCTGCCATCCTCCTCGTTTGCTGTCACGGTTTCAATGTGGTTAATGTTAATGAAATGTGTGTACAACGGAACAGCACACATCAGCACCTCGTCACGGTCAATCTTGATGTACGGTTCGCCGTTGCTGTCTGTTTTTACGCCATCAGCAAATTGATCCATAAGCTCTGCAATCTTTTTGTCGGTTAGCTCACGGCTAAGTTCACGCATCAGCTGACGTTTGCCCTCGTCTGTCATTTGAATATATGAGTATTTCATCGCTTACCCCTTAAAACCGTGTTGTTTAAGGATTTGCTGCTCTGCTGGCGTAGCCAGGCAAACCGCCATTTGGTGTTTGTACAAGTAAGCCTGCAATCTGGCTCGTGTCTTGTCGTTGGGGTTTGCCATAAACGCTTGAATTAATTTGCTCATTTTATGTACCTTTTGTCGTAGTAATGGGGCTTGCGCCCCGTTTAATTAACGTTGCACAGTACCAATCAAATTACCATCACTAATTTCGCCAATGATGTATTTTGCTAAATTTAAAGTTTGACGGGCTTGCTCTTTTGCATCTGCCGCAATTAATTCTTGAGCATCTGACATAAGGCCCATTGCAACCATGTATGCACCGCTAAATTTGTATGTAATCGAATTTTTAACGCTTTCAATAAATTTGTCTGGATTACAACCGAACATTTCGTTATTCATTTATGTACCTTTTTTCGTGGTTTGTGGCGTTGTTGCCATGTACAGATATTAAGCTATCTAAACAATAAAAACATAAGTGTTAACCCTAGTTTTGCAATTATTTTTAATTTATTTGAATTTTTACAACAAAACGCCCCAATTACGGGGCGGTCGATGGAACAAGGAGTGAACAACACCGACAGTTAATTATAAGTTGTTCTTGCGCTTATAAAACGCTAGCAAGTATTGAAAGCAATCCCAAGCCGCTGCAAGATCATCCTCTGAGTGTTCAATTAGCTTTACGTCACCGTCAGCGGTAAAGAACACGTTGGCGCATCTGGCTGTTGGTTTGCCAAGGCCGACACGGTAAGCCGCCAATTGCATCAGTTGCTCATGGTACGGCGCAACCTTCTCGAGCTTATCTTTGCTCTTAAAGTCGATCACGATGTTTTCAGCAATCAAATCAACTTTGCCGCCAAATCCCTCGTATGCAAATGAGCGTTCTGCTTCCCAAGTTTGGTCATGCCCAAAGTGGATTCTGATCGACGCATCAACCTGGTTAACGTAAACAGGGTAATCGTCTTGTTCGCCACGGTAAAAACGCTCAAGCACCCCATGCATTTGTGTGCCACGATCCATAGCGTCACGGCCTGTAGATTTAGAATCGGACATAACCCGTTCTAGCCAGTTTTCTTCTGTTTCGCCAGCAATGCGTGGCAACGTCAAAGCCGCCAGTAACACTTGTTGTTGCAGCCAGTTCGATAAGCCAGGCTTTGCAACCAATCCCAAAACCGTAGTTACCGACGGTACTAAATTGAGTTCCCGTGCGTCACGAACCGTTGTGTTGCGTTCTTTGCCGTTCTTGCCAATGATCTTGTACGCTGGTGATCCGTCAGATGCGTAAAAGTGACCGCCTTCTTTTTCGTTTGTTTTAATTAACATTAAATTCTCCCAAATTGACCGCAACGATTTTTAACTTCTTCACAATAAATGGCATACGCTTCTTCAGCTGTTTTGTAATGACCAAAAACGTACTTTATGCCATTTATAAATATACTTGCTCGGTACAATTGCCTTTGTGCAACAAAAGAAACGCCTTTAAATCCACTTTTGTTTTTTTGGTGCATACGCCTATTTAAATTGTTTTGAGAATGAGTTGCTTCCCTCAAATTTTCAATTCTATTGTCATCAGGTACGCAATTTATATGATCCAAAATTTTTGGTTCATATCCGTAATGCATAATCCAAATAAGACGATGCACTCTATAAGGTTTTCTTTTAATTAAAGTTTTAAGATAACCATCTTTGTCTTTTGTACCTACAATAGACCCTGCTTTAACGCTATTTTTGTGCGTTATCTTGTGCAGCAATTTTCCATCTTTGTAATCAAATAATTGAAGTAAAACGTCTTGAGAAATCATGATCGCACCCCGTTACGGTGGAAATCGTTACTGAAAAACAAAGGCAGAATGGTAACGAATCATTTTTTCCCCCGCTAAGGGTAGCCTTTGTTATATTTTACTTTATTTAACTTGCACCTGTTTCGCTAAAGTTTTAAGCATCTCGATTGCATCCTGTAGGTCTTGCACGGCTCTGTTGTCAAGAACCATGCCTTCGTACCATTGCTGCAATCTCCATGAAATCAGTATTGCTTCTTCGGTTTGCGTCATCAAAAAGGTGGATCGTTAAAGTCAGATTCCATCGGGACAATTACGCCTTCTTTGATTGACCTGTATGCATCAAGTTTAGGTATAGGCACGGCAGCTGGCGGTGCATCTTCAGCAGGCCGACCACCAAGCATTTGCATTTGGTCGGCAACCACCTCAGTTGTGTATTGATCCACGCCATCTTTGTTTTGCCACTTGCGAGTAGTCATACGACCCGCTATAAAGACCTGTGAGCCTTTTTTTAGGTAATCGGCACATATTCCTGCCAACTTGCCAAACGCCGTGATCCTGACCCATTCTGTCGTTTCCTTGGTTGCGGTCTTATAACCAACCGCAATTGAGAAATTACAGATTGCATTAGAGTCAGCGGTGTAACGTACTTCAGGGTCTTTGCCCAAGCGCCCAATAAACTCGCAGCGGTTAAGATCGTTTGCCATTATTGTTGTTCCCAGTTTGCTTTGAATTGATCGTATGCAGCTTTCAACGGAATCTGTTGCTCTTTAAGGCAAATAGTCCATGCTGCCCTAAATATGTCCTTCAGGCTTTCGTAACTGACCGCTGATGCCATTTGAGCCACGGTATTGTCCAACTCGATACCTTTGGGTTTCTCAACAACCTTAACTGGCGCTGATTTAACTGCTGAGTTACCGTCATCATCTTCTGACGCAATGCCAAGCGCACTTTGCAAACTGTAGCGTTTTGCATACGAAATTGCTGAACCGTAACCTTGGGCATCTTGTTTGCTTGCAGGGATAAACAACGTGCCGCAGCTAAGTTGTTCGCCTGATTCATGGATAAGTACGGTTTCAACAGCTACGCCACCGTCTGCCGTATGCAACATCTGCACAAAAGCTAAACCGTTAGCCGACAGAGCAGGCCGCACAGCATCAATGACTGATGCCAGACTTGAGTATGCAGATTTAAAGTGTGGGTTTTTACTATCTTTGGCTGCGTGTGACATTGCTGCTTGAGCCGTGACTAATGATTTTGCTAGTTCTTTCATTTATGCACCTGTATGTTGTCCTGACGGGTATGTCAGTAAATAGATATTAAGGTATCTAAATACAGAACGCAAGCGGAAAACTCAAGGTTAAATATTTATTTGAGTTTCTTTGACAACCAATGTTAAGATTGCTACATGAATACAACAGAAATCATCCAAACATTAGGTGGCACATTTGCTGTAGCCAAGCTCTGCCGTGTCAGTCCGCCAGCTGTATCGCAATGGCGCAACAATGGTTTGCCTGGTGATAAGTTAGTGTTGTTAGCTGCCGAGCTTGAAAAGAAATCAAACGGTAAATGGTCAAGAAAAGAAATCCCCAACTGGCAACAAATCTGGCCTGAGTTGCATTAGACTTATTAAGCCTTTAGCAAGCAGAAACTCATCAATGATAAGGGTCGTGTTTCACTAGCCTAGCTTCAGGGCTTGACAATCTGGAAAGACAGATACATAATCAAATTGTTGTCGTGAAGGACAATTAAGCCGTTTAAGTCTGTATCTTGATTCCACTTTCGCCTTGAAGCCGGTAGTGGAATTCCTTCACCAAGATACAGATTTAAGCGGCTTTTTTATTGCTCAAGATAACTGTCAGGGCGCATCAGCTAATAGAGTGACCACTCGTACCCAAAACAGGTCAGTTATACATTTGTTATACAGCTTTATCCCGTGTGACCCGCACGCCCCAGTAGAGAAATCGAACAGGATATAGACAGACTAGAGAAATCTAGTAAAACCATTTACTGTAGGTGTTGATCTTTATTACTTGCAAGGACTGCTAGTAATTTAGGAAATCTACGGGTGGGGTGAGCCGCCTGCCATAAACCTAACAAGGTACAGGTCTGTCGTAAAGGATTTATCCTCAACTACTACGGTGGGTGGGTATAAGGGTAGGGTATCTATTATTTAAATAAACAGAGTAAGGGTTATCACTTAGTTAATACTTCTTGAATGTTGTGTTTAGATAGCTTAATGTATCCTTTTAAAGGGAATATATGTCAACAGAACAAAAGATATTGCGGTATTGCATCGAGCCTAAAACAACAGTTGATATTGCTGATTACTGTGGCCTTGAAAAAATCAGCATCTACACTCAACTTGCCAAACTTCAGCGCAACAACAAGATCGAGAAACGTGGGGATGGTAGGCGTGGCTCACCTTGTGTTTATGTCACTATTCGACAAGCACCGACTGCTACGGGATCTTCAGATAATTACGAAAACCTAGTTGTTAAACACGCTCATAACCCGTTTGGACTGCGCTTATGAACAAGGCCGACTATATCCATCTGTTTAAAGAGGCTTGCGGTGGTCGCTGCAACGCTGAATACAACCCTTGTGCCTTTCGCCAGGCTGCTGACAATCTAGCTAAATTAAAGCCCACAGGATACATTGGGGATAAAGGTGTGCTACTCAACGACACAACGCATCCGCACTTGTATACAGCCCTTTACGCATTGGATAAGACACACAAATGAACCCACTTAGCCCAAAACAAATCCTGAGAAACCTTGAGAATGGGTTTTTTATGACGCACCAAGAACAAACCGAGGCAGCGCAGCTGATACGCCAGTTGCAAGAATCTAACAAAGCATTGATGGAGGGAATGTTGCTAAACGCTGAAACAATTGTCAGGTTGCGTCGAATGATTCAAACAGAAGTTGGTCTTAATCGTGCCACGCAATTACTTGGGGACAACAATGACTTTATCTAATTTATACCTAGCCGCTGCTGACAAACTGCGCCACAAAGGTTTGTTGCCAGACTCTCGACCCTCTACGCTTGCAATGTGTTCGCACGAATTAGGCGGGATTGCCCCAACTGGTGAACGTGCTTTGCTTGAAAAATTCTTAACGCACGTTGAAAAGAAGATCGACAAGTTTGACAGGCCGGCATACAGGCTATCGCCAGCCATGCGTATAGCCTCACAGAGAGCCGCAAAAGAGCAAACGGTACTCATGGGTGTAGGAGGTTGGTGATGACGCTATGGGATTGGATGTTTGTGTTTTATGCTTCCGCTGCCTTAGCCGTGGCTGCATTACTTTTTATTCGTTGGGCAAAACCAAAACCGCAAACATTTCCAAAAGAACTAATTTGTGATGGATGTGGTCAAGTCTGTAGTGATCTTTTGGGAGGATATTGTGAATACTGCGTAAAAAAACTAGCTAAATAATTTAATTTTTTATGCAAGCATTGAATTTGCTTTAACTTTTACATCAGCAACCCGATTTAGCCATCCTTTGCCAAACGTTGCAAAGGTAGTCAAAGACCGATAGAAGTCCTCTTTGGCTTGGCTAAATCGCTCAATTAGATCAACAGGGTCAACGGCCTGCACAGCTGCCATTGTCATCGGGCCAAACCCACCATCTGGCGTTACACCCACGGCGCTTTGGAGGGTCTTTATCGAGCGACCCGCCCCAGCGTTCACCGCAAAATCAAAGCAAAGGTATGAAATCCCTGGTGGCAGCTCGTCACCACGCACAGCGTCCCAATACTTCTTTTTGTACAACGGCTCAACCTTTTCCGGTGTCAACCCACGCATTTCAGCTTCGTCTGACTCACGACCCACCCAGTTTTCCCATGTTGCTTTGGTTACGCCAAGGTTAGTCATACCGCCAGGATCAGCGGGATTGTTAACGTAACCACCTTCTGACTTGAGCATTAACTCAAACGATTTTTGCCAATTACTAATCATTTACTCATCTCCGTGCTTGCTAAGTTAATACGAGTCTTTGCCTGTGAAATGTCTTTGGGTGGTATTTTAAAGCCTACCGCTATGTAGCCTACAAACCGTCCTTGTTCTGGCGGTACTGAGCCACGGCACATATACGTCACGCCATGCTTGACAGCGTACTCCCCGAGCTTTGAGCTTGGCACAAACGGATCGCAAGCTACTTCGCCTTGAAACATCGTAATGACCGCACGGTTATGCTCAGGTGCGCTAGTAAACAAGGCATTGATTGCACCTTCAAGCGACTTCTCTCGCCCTTGATTGCTCATTGCCAAAATGGTTGTGCGACTATTTGACTGAAGATTGACTGAGTTCACAATCACCACATCTGCGCTTAGGTCGTAAATCAAAGACTTAACAATAGCTTCAACCAACAAAGGTTCTTTTAACTCTGTTTTTTTGCTACTGATTGCACCAAGAATGACCTGCCGTGAATCCCAAGCAAAGTAACCAGCAAACGCAACAAATGCGATTAGCACCACCGAGATTAGCTTAAACGGGCTATCCACCCACTTGATAAGATCAACCACTTTGTCGGTAAAATCTAAGTTCCTATCTGGCGCACGTTTTGTAACCCGTTTAACTGGCGCTCGTTTAACCGCAGGTTTTTTAGCCGTTACCATTATTTAATACTCCGCACCCAGTTTTGTAATTCAGTCAGTTGGAGCGTGGTTTCAGCACATTGTCGAGCAGAAATTGTGTCGGAGGTGGTTGCATTAAGGCAACTGGTGGGCTTGGAAACGGTGGGCAAGTTACCGCTACTGGGATTTGGCTGCACCCTGTCAGCGTAATAACTATGAACAGCAGACAAACGAGCTTCATATTGATTTGAGATTGAAGCCGATATAGTTTCATGCTCTTTCACCTTTGCAGCGTTAATGGTTTCCTGTGCTTTACCCAATGCAGCAATCTCAGCCTGAAAAGCAACGAATTTCTTGTGTTCATTGTTCCACCCCAAAAAGTACATTAGCGCACATAGCGCAAGAATTGCACCAATTTTCATCCACAAAGCACTTGGGAATAATGGGAACATTATTTGCGCCAGTTATCATCCATCGTTGCAAAGCCCATATACGAGCCTACAACGGCGCTGACAAAGATGTAAAAGGGCATAGCGATAGTGCCAAGGGTAGGAGACTCAGACACAAGGATAAGCAGGGGAAAGACCAAAGCAGCAAGCATAGACAACCATGCCATTCTGCGTCGATTCTTCCACCGATCCATTAGAACTTCTCAACCATGCGCCACAACCACGCTGTAAAGGCTTGCCACTCTGATTTCAAATAATCAATCATTTGTCTACCTTTGATTCAAGTTTATCGAACAAACGGTCAAGCAACATTTCAACACGATCAAAACGCTTGTCCATTTCGGATTTGAGCGTGTCCATTTCTGACTTTTTAACGTAGGCATCGCTCACATGAAGTTTTAAGTCTGCAATGTCAGACTTTAATTCTTTGACAGAATCCCACAACTGGCGAGCGAACCAACCTACAACGCCTAAGCCAGCACCCGCACCTATGTTGATGAAATTCTGCCAATCCATTATTTACCCTTCAGCATTGCAAAAATTGCCCACGGTATCAGCCATAGACTGCAAAGCAGTATCAATGGAGAAAGAACCAATATAGCAATAAAGTTAAGCAACTTCTACCCAAGATTGTGTTGTTTCGTCCCATTGATACGGGCCACCAGTTGTCGGCATTGGAACAGGTGCATCCCATTCATAAGTTTGCGTATTTAAAACCCATGACGGATAAGGTTGTGGTGCATAAAACACACCAACGACACCATCTTGAACAACAGTTGTATCAAGAGTAAAACCAATTCCTGCGTAATTTGCTCTTAACGCTACTCCGCCATCTGGTTGCCCGTCTTGACCATAATGAACATTGCCATAAGTGTTGTACGAAGTTTGCCACCACAAACTTGGATCGCCAACCGATCCTGAATCAATAAAATCTTGTTCAGCAGCAATAACATTGTCAACAATGCCTTTGCCGTTTGTAAGTGTTGGTACGTTTGCAAAATAACTCATAATAATTCCTATTAAGCGTTGTAATTTGCCGAGGATGTAAACGTATGGATGGTATACCCACCTGAGCTAGTAACCGTCCCACCCGATCCGCGTTGTGATCCAACGTATCGAATAATTACAACTCCCGAACCCCCCGCTTTTGCAACGGTGTACCCGCCGCCGCCACCACCGCCAGAATTTGCCGTTCCTGCCGTGTTACTAGTTGCAGGAAATGCTGCGCCATTTCCACCGCCGCCCGAGCCGCCCGTTCCTGCCGCATAATTTTCCGAACCCGATCCACCGCCGCCCGCATACGTCACAGACGATCCGCTAATACTACTAGCAGCGCCCGATCCCCCATTGCCGCTTGCCGTTCCCGTTGCGCCAACGCTGCCCGCGCCGCCACCGCCGCCGCCTCGTGATGTTGACGGATCGGTTTGTAATCCCGTACCGCCCGCATAACCTTGTCCAGATGTTCCCGCACCGCCCGCCGTTGATGGAGAAAATGCGCCACCACCACCGCCCGAACCACCACTAGTGGCGTTTGTGCTAGAAAAACCGCCGCAACCCCCGCCGGAAGCGGTTGCAATGCTGCCAATCGAAGAATTTGATCCGCTTGAACCGGAAGCCGCGGCGCCACCTGCACCAACAGTAACAACGTAAGAAGTGTTAGGAGTAATGTAAATATTAGAACCAGTCAAAATACCGCCACCACCACCTCCGCCTCCAGAGCCAGTTCCACTCCCACCACCACCCGCAACAATAAGATATTCAATGGAATATGGGCCGCTTTGTTGCAAAGTAGACAAACGCAACATTCCGCTTGTTGGCGCACGATACGGGCCTATTTGCCCTTGGTTTCCTAATGCCATTACGAAATGTCCTCATAAGAACAAATGACTTTCAATTTGCTTGCCGTGCCAGCCACAGCGCCAATTGACATATTTTCTTCAAGGTAGATCATGGTTGTTTTATCAATCACAATCAAACTTGCATTAGATGGAATAGAAATTGTGGATGCAATTGGAGTAGCCGTTCCTCCAAGCGCCGCAGCAGAATAATGGTTAATTGTAATATTTACGGCGTTTGTTGTATCAATATTAGCCACAATAAGCGAATCAACTTTAAACACTTTGCCGCTTGAGGCAGCATTGCTTAAAACTGAAATTGCAGATGTTGAAGTTAAATCGGCAGTTACGACTTTGCCATAAATTGCGCTGACGTTAACAATATTAGGTGCGGCCATGATTTATAGTCCAAAAATGATTGAAAAAGCGATTGCTTTGCCAGCTGTAACGCCGCCAGCCCCGATAAGTTGAAATTGTGTACCATCATAAACAATTTGATACATTGACCCGCTAACTAATTCACCCGCAGAAAGTGCCGTTGCACCGTTTTTAAGAATGGATTTAGCACCAAGAGAACTGATGTTAATTGTGACTGCGCCTGTATTTGTCGCAGCAGCAATAAACTTAAATGTTTGACCAACAGCATAAGCAGTTAACGATGGGCTAACAGACGCTGTAATTGTGTCTGTGCCTGCCGCAGTCAAAAACGAGCCAAACGAACTTTGGACTTGCGAAATGTTAGCAGAATCAGTTGCAGCAGAACCCGCCCCCAACCCTGTGAACTTAAACGTCCCCATAGGAATGTTAGCTGTTGCTGCCGTTTGACCGTCTTTAGTCATCGCAGTTGACAAACCAGTTGCCAAGTCAGCGGTCAGCGCATTGAACGCTGTTGATGAAATGACCGTGCCTGTGACAACTGGCTGACCAGTTGAGTTAATTACGAACGTCCCTGAACCGTTGTAGCTCATGATTATTGTTCCTCTTTTTCTAACGGACTAGTAGCAACATTGCCGCCAGCAAGTGTGTTTGCAAGTGCTTGCGCTTTTGCAGATTGTGGCTTAGTTTTTGATAATTCAACAAACAACTTAACACCTTCAGGGTTTGTCAAAAGCCTTGCCAATTCCTGAGTATTTTTGCCCAACCGCCAATCTTCATACCACCCAGTTACTGTTGATGGTTTAAAAATTGATTTCGGTATAGCACCAAAACCGCCGCCTTTTAACTCTTTTTGCGCTTCAATATTTGATGCTGTTAAAGAACCTTGACCCTGACGTTTACCTTGCGCTTCCATAACTTGAGCAAAATTATCAAATCCTTTCCACGCTTCTGGACTTACCGATTCAGTAATTAAAGTTTTTAAATTTTGCCTTTGCTGCGGATTTCCTGTGATGGCTGTAATAAATTTAGCACCACCGGCTTGATTAGCGCCACCTTGCAAGTTTTGAGCAGTTTCATTAAAAATGCCTTCAAGGTTTTGCGAAGTCCACGCAGGCACTAAAGCAGGATCTTTCCGGCGTAACAATTCAACGGTTCTTTTGATATCGGCAGGAAATAGCGCTACAGGATTAGCAGGCATCAATTGTTCACGCTGCTTTACAAGTAGTTCTGCTGGCGTTCCAGTTTGTTCAGCCAATATGCCAACACCGCCTTGCTTCAGCGGTTGAATCTGATTGCGTTGTGCGCCTTCGTAAATATCGCTGCCTTTCTTATATTCAGGAGAAAAAACTTTAAGAAAATCAGCTAACTCCTTGTCTGCAAGAGTAGTAATTCTAGCCGCATTTTTTTGAGCAGATGTAGGGTTAGAAAATTCAGAATATTGATCGTTTAAAAATTGTTTTGCAGCGACTAACGTTTCAACCGATTTAGGATCAGCGCCTTTTACGCCATATTTAGGCGTAGAAATAACATAATCAATTGCTTCAGCAATTTTTGGATTTGCTTTAAGCGTAGCTAAATCTGTATCAGGAATGGATTGAGCGCCTGCTGCACGATAATACGGACTAACTTTTTGAGTTAAAGCAGATTCTGCACCGCCAATAACATTTTCAGCGGTTGATTGCAAAGCACGAGGAATAGCGCTTTGTGGCGCAACTGGCGATACATCCATCAATACTTTTTGTAAATATTGGGCATTACCCGCAGGTCTGTCAGCCATAAATGGTGACATTACCGAAGCGCCTTTTGGAGAAGATTCAACAATACGTTGAATATTTGACAAAGGACTGCCACCAGTAGTTTGAGAAATTGCTTCAGCAGCTGTTACAGGCGCACCAGCGCCAAAAGATTGATTTTGTAATGCTTGAGCCAATCTAAGTTGTTCAGGTGTTGCGCCTTTTAATGATTCGTTTGCAATAGTTGCGGTAGATGGTCGCAAAGACATTGCTGCACCTGTTACTCCCATTGGCAACATTGTTCCCAATCCTAAAACTAAAGGATTGTCTATTCCAAGAGCTTGCATACTTTGTAATGCTGTGCTGCCAACAGCGCCTTGAGCGCCAGTTCGAGCTAATTGACCACCAACATTGCGAGCCACAGCAGGCAACCCAGAAGTTAATGCTGCTCGACCAATGGTATAAGGGTTAATGCCGCCGCCACCTGCTAATTGAGCAGTAAAATCAATTCCTTTTAATATAGGATTTGAGCCTGGCTCATTCTCAGGAACAATGTAACCACGTTCTTTTGCAATGTCGGTTACTGGTTGGTATTTTTGAGGGACTGGTGCGCCTTGTGTGGTGAAATACTTATATAGTCGTTTTATATCTTCTGGCAAACCAACCACTACATCGCCAAGTCCTGCTGCACCTTTTAATAAACTTTGACCAACCATAGGCAACAATTGACGATCACCTGTCATGCCAGGCATCACGCTTTCATTTTGATTCGCCGCTTGTCTCT